ATGCCATTTCTTGAAATAGAAGATTACCGATATGCAATAAAAATCCCTGTGCTTATGGCATTGGTGGATAGTGATGATACAATAGTGCATGAATTAACGAATGAAGCAGTGAATGAAATGTCAAGCTATTTAAATGCACGATACAGAACTGCTGAATTATTTGAAAAAACCGGAGATGGAAGGGATAAAACGTTAATGATGTATTGCAGGGATATTGCTCTTTTTCACATTTTTTCGATTTACAATTTCAGAGTTATACCTGCAATAAGGGAAACGCGCTATAAGAAAGCTTTACTTTGGTTACAGGAAGTTTCTCAGCAGAAAATAAATCCTGAAGGATTTCCACCTAATGAAAAATCGTTTGTGAAAAGCGGAACGAATGATAAAAGAATAAATCAGCAACAATGACAAAGGTTAAACGAGCAAAGGGAAAACAGGGGAATATTATTCAACGAATTGATGTTACTCAAATAAGACGGAGTTCACAGGATATTGATAGCTGGCGAAATGCTATTAAAGCGGCTGAAAGCACTTTTTTCCCACGCAGGAGTTTGCTCTATGACTTATACTCGGAAATACTTTTGGATGGGCATTTAACGGCTGTAATTGAGAAACGGAAACTTTCTGTAATTAATACACCATTGCATTTTGTAGAAAAGTGCAAGGTACATGAAGAAATTACGGCTATGCTGACCACAGAAAATTTTATGACTATGTTGGGGTATGTGTTGGAAAGTAAAATATGGGGACATAGCCTGATTGAATTGAGTTTTGAGACTGGCTTTTTAGTACCAACTTTGATTCCCAGAAAGCATGTAGTACCCAGCAAAGGAATCATAATAAAGAACCAAAGCGATAGCAATGGTTTTGATTTCAGGACTTATCCTTATTCAAATTATTTACTTGAGGTTGGTGAAAGTGATTCTTTAGGATTGCTGATGAAAGCTGCACAATATGTTATATACAAAAGAGGTGGTTTTGGTGACTGGGCGCAATATTGTGAATTGTTCGGGATGCCATTCAGAGTTGCAAAGTATGATGGCTATGATGAGAAAACGAGACAAGAATTGGAAAGTGCCTTGAAGGATGCCGGTAGTGCTGCATACATTGTAATTCCAAAAGAAACAGATTTGAACTTTATTCAAAACAATACGCAAGGAAGCAGCATACTTTATGATCAATTGATAGATGTCTGCAATAAGGAATTATCAAAACTGATTTTGGGGCAAACAATGACTACTGAGGCTGGTGGAGCATTAGCGCAAGCAAAAGTTCACCAGGAAGTGGAACAAGAAATACATAATGCTGATAAATTATTTGTGCGGAATGTATTGAATGATAAACTGATTCCACTTTTACGAATACATGGATTTGATGTAGGCAATGGCAAGTTTATATTTCAAGAAAAAGAAAACATTGAAAAGAAAACAAGATTGGAAATGGATTTGAAGTTGGCAGAAAAAATAGAAATTGATGACAGCTATTTTTATGAGACTTACGATATTCCACTTCCAAAGAAAGGAGAAGCAGTAAATGGCAGCAGCATTAGTTAATTTATATCAGGGAATTAATACAGTTACAAGAGATAGCGGTTTTTTTACCATGTACGATATTGACATGGGGCAATTAGAAACTGAGGGAGAAAATTTGCCTTTAAATTGTCCAGCTATGCTCTTGAAAATGGAGGATGTAATCTGGAAAGATGTTAATGACGATTTGCAAACAGGGGTTGTAAATATTTCGTTAAAGCTGATTTTTCAGTTTGAGAAAGAAGAAGAAATAATTACTGTACCGGGCGATGGACGAACCGAGGTGAATGAGATTTTAACAGTAATAGAGGATTATCATCATTTGATAACCGGAATGAGCGGAGAAGGTTTTAATAAACTGAGGAGGTTTAATCAATATCAGCTACCTATTAATCCAAAGAATCTTTACTGGATACATGTTTTGCAGTATCAATGCAATATAAAAAGCGATGCCTCCACACCCGATGTGGCTATAGATTTGGATTTTGATAGTGTAAAAAACAATAATGCTTTTATGGAGAGAAGAAAATTCAATCTAATTCATAAGTAACTTTGGGCTGTGAAAAAACAGCGAAATAAGTTTGAAAAAATGCAAAGATGCCTAAGATTGTACTATTCAAGTTTTTTACAATTATTACTGCAAGATAGAACAAAAGTGTACACTTGGAAAGAAATTGGAATTGGCTTTCTTATTTTAATAATGTTGTGCACATTGGCTAACATTGAAAGCTGCAAATAAAAAATCCCGCATAAGCAGGATTCTTTTAATCAATTTATAAATCAGATTAAGCTGACTGAATAATTGCAACAATCCCTTTTTGGTCGTTACGTCTTTTCCTTCCTCCCATCCTTACGAGTGCAGAGTAAATATCACCATAGTAGGTTGGGTCACCAAGATTTTCAAAGAAGTCTATTGTACCGAGAGCACGCTCTACCGTGTTTTTTTGCCATGCTAAGGCTACTCCGTTGTCGGTTGTATTAGTTGATGCGCCAGGTTGTTGAATAACGGGAGTACCCGCATTGTTTGCAGTTAAAACGGCTGTACGCTCCATCAAATAAAAACCAAATAACTTTCCAATGACACCTTTAGGTAAGTCCAAATCTTTTGAAGATTCACGATATTGAGTGATGTTTAGTTCATCCATTAACTGGTCATACATATCGGAATCAATTAACATGTATCGTTCATCACGAGGAACGTTTTGCTTATTTAATAACAAACGGGCTGCTTTAATATCTGCAAGCATTAATTTTTTGCGCGTACCTGTTGCACCAGAAAGATGTGCCGTAACGTTTGCACCGGTAGTACGGACTATGCTTGTTGAATTTTCTGCTCGCCAATTGTAAAGCATCCAATCTCCTGTAAGTTGGCGCAATGCGCTTTCGTGCTCTGATAAAACATTGGAGAGCTTGTCGTAAGACAACTCTACAGTGTCAGCATTAGGAATTAGAATCGGGTCAGTTGTAAATTCATCAATCGCATACGTTATGTCAATGTCTGTGCGTTGGGTTACAGTAGCAGGAAGTGATGAACGGTTTTTTACCACCGTTGGTGCGTTACCAGCGTTCGGAATGTGAACCACTTTACCCTGTATCACATACTGGTCAGCATTGAAAGCGTAATTTAGAAAATCATTTTCCTTGAAAAGATTTTCCTGGATATGTCTTGTCCAAATTTCTTTTTGAATAGCCATTGTGATTTATGTATTAAAGTGAATTTTTACGGGGGAGTTTGCCATACTCCTTTTTGTATAAGGCATTGTATTTTTCTGTGTCGTTTTCTTTCATTGTTGCAAGAACTTCCGGTGCCTTTTCCTGATATTCACGGAATGTTTTGTATTCTGCTGAATCATCTGATGTAGTTTGAATTTGTGATGTGATGCTTTTGTAGGGCGCAATCGAATTGAGAGCAACTTTAGTTGCATCAAAATTTGATTCTGCTAATGCCACGTAGGTTAATCGCTGCTCTTCAGTGATGCGGTTTGATTTAATTGCATCTTCAATGAGGTCTTGCACTTTTTGTTTTTGAAATGTCTGAATTTGAGTTTTAAAAGCTTCATTTTCATTTTTGAGTTTTTCATTTTCTATCTTCTGGTCTTTTAGTTGATTAGCGTGGTTTTGGTATGCGGCAACCACATCCTGCTCTGTTGCGCTTTCGGGTAAACCGAAAACAGTAATGAATCGATTTAAAATATTCATGTCGTTTGTTCTTAATGAGTTTTCAATTTGAAGATTATAGAATTTCCACACTTCCTCTGGATTATCTTTTTTAAGAGCTTGTTTTGATATTACACCGTCAAAAATGGCATCAACCAATTTTTGACTTATTGCTTCTGTTGCATTAAACCATGAATCTTTGCCTCTTTGCATCCATGAGTTTTGAATTGTCTCCTTGTCAATTCCTGTTTTTGCAGCATAAATGTCAAGTAAGGAATTACTGAGATCATCCATCAGGTTTGCGGTTTCTCTTAACTTGTCTGAATCGCCATTTGCCGAACCACTGACGCGGTGAATCATTAACTGAGCGTATCGGGACATATAAATTTTAGAACCGGCTAATGCAATAACGCTTGCCATGCTTGCAGCAACACCGTCAATGTATGTGTTAATTTCAGCTTTACTGTTCTTAAGAGCGTTATAAATGGTAATTCCATCAAACACATCACCACCACCGGAATTAATTCTGACATTAATCTTTTTGTTTGTTGTTTCTAACTTTTTAAAATCAGAAATAAAACGGTTGCTATCGGTATCCTTCCAATTACCGATAAATCCGTACAGCAAAATTTCTGCTGAATTTTCGTTCTGATTTATAATATAACTATTGTTCATTTTTTGTTTTCGATTATAAAATTATAGTGTTATATTAGACGAAACAGAGACGTTATTCCGATTTCTTTCCTCTGCGCTAACATGATTTCAATTAAACAAAGAATATTTTAACAGAAATGACTAAGAACCAAAAAATTGATGTTGCACGTACTCTTTTTCTAATGACAGAGAAAACACAAAAAGAAATTTGTGAGTTTGTGAACTGGACAGAAAAAACTTTTACTGAGCAAAAGCAGAAAGGCAAATGGAATGAAATGCGCGACACAAAAAGTTTGACCAAGCAGCAAATAATTTCCATGCTGCATTCGCAAACTTTAAAGATTGTAGAAGTTGCAAAGGATGAGGACAGGATTTTAACAGCAAGAGAAGTTGATTCCATTGCGAAACTTGCTGCTTCAATTGACAAACTTGAAAAGAAAGCAACCATTGAAACCTACATAGAAGTTTTTGAAGAATACAACCATTGGCTTATGAATGTGAATGTGGACTTCGTGCAGCGAAATAATCAGTATCAGGATTTATTTATTCAAAGCAAAATCAATAAATGAAAGTCAGTCGGGAAAATATAAAGCGGTGGCAAACGCATTGCATAAAAGTGCAACAGCAAACAGTTTTAAATGGTTTTGAAAATGAAGCTGCAAAAGCTGAACGAATTGCAAAAGCTAAAAATGATTATTCATTCTTTGTTGAATACTATTTTCCTCATTATGCAAAAAATAAGTGTGGAAATTTTCAGATTGATGCTGCCAATGAAGTTGCACGAAATAAAAAACTGAGGGCTTTGTTTGAGTGGGCACGCGGACATGCGAAAAGCACTCACTTTGATTTAATGATTCCGCTATGGCTGAAAATCAAGAATGAACTAAACGTTATGATTCTGGTCGGAAAAAGTGAGGACAATGCAAAAACCCTGCTTGGTGACCTGCAAGCTGAACTGCAATTCAATCAACGTTACATACATGATTTTGGAGAACAAATAAATCTTGGCAGTTGGGAGGATGGGAAATTTATTACCAAAGATTCGAAAGCATTCTTTGCTCTCGGTCGTGGGCAATCACCACGCGGTTTGCGATATAGGGAACATAGACCGGATTACATTGTAGTTGATGACCTTGATGATGATGAACTGGTTCAAAATGAAAACCGTGTTACCAAAATGCTTGACTGGATTTTGGAGGCTGTGTTCAATACAATGGATATGGGTAAAGGAAGATTTGTTTTTGTAGGAAACAGAATAAGTAAAAACAGTGTGCTTGCACACTTTGCACAAGTGCCAGGAATATTTCATTCCGTAATAAATGCACTTGATGAAAAGGGCAACCCGACATGGCATGAAAAATATTCAAAAGATGATATTCAGCAAGTGATAAACACGATTGGCGTACGCAGATCACAAAAGGAATTTTTTAACAACCCGATAACTGACGGTGCTGTTTTTAAACTGAAAGATATACGCTACAAAAAAATTGACCCTCTCACCTCTTACCGTTATCTTGTTTCTTATACTGACCCAAGTTTTAAGAGCGGTGCAAAATCGGATTACAAAGCAACAGTGCTGATAGGTAAAAACAGAAATGGCGAATACCATTTATTGAAAGCGTTTGCAGCGCAAACAACAGTGAGGGAAATGGTACGTTGGCATTATACCTTGCAAGAAACATTTGGAGCTGCTGCACCGATTTCTTTTTACATGGAGAGCAATTTTTTACAGGATATTCTATTTGATGAGTTTACCCAAATGGGAAATGAAACCGGAATGCATATTCCGATAAAAGGAGATGCGCGAAACAAACCAGACAAGTTCCAAAGGATTGAAAGTATGCAGCCTCTGTTTGAACGCGGGTTGATTTATTTTAATGAAGATGAAAAGGAAAACCCCGGGGTTAAGAAACTCGTTGAACAATTGCTCATGTTTGAGAAAGGCAGCCGTTACCATGACGATGGTCCTGATGCCATTGAGGGCGCAATTTGGATGCTTAATTTTAAGACAAGGGTTGATTTGCCACTAATCATAGGCAAAAGAAATACGGGTACATATCGGAACGCAATGCGTTTTTAGCAGCGGGCGGGGTTTTGGGAAAGCCGTTTTTGTATCAGGGGGGTCGGGAAAGGTGGTTGCATTTCAGAGGTGGTCAAAGGAATTGGAGGTATTATTCAGTATAATTCTGGGTTAAGATTTGGTATCATTAGTATCATTCCCTAAGGCAAAAGATACCATGATACTAATTTCAGGTCAGTCAAGGGGTCGGGATTTTGATTTGGAGCAGGATTTTCAATCGGTCAGGACGAATGTTCAATTGTAACGGTGCGGTTGGCTGGGTAAACACATAGCGGAAAAAAAATAAACTATACCGAATTATAAAGTGCGGCTGGAAAGACAAGGGTAACATCTGCTGAATGGAAAAAATTTGGAGGGGTGCTGATGGCGGCCCGACCTGATGTGCGGATGGTGATGCTGTAAATTTATGCAGCCACAGCAGCAGTGTTAGGAAATCAGGTTAAGTTGTCGTCCGCACGAAGGGATAGCATTTTTTACATTCAGCAGATGTTACTCTTGTGTGGAGTGCTGAGGTGGGAGAAATGAATGAAGCGAAGTAGTGAAGCGGAAATGAAGTGCAACGGAATGTAGCGAAACGGATGAGTGCAGTGAATGAACCTACCGCAAGCACATGTTATCAAACAAATAGATAGTTTATTTTTTTTCAGCACCATTGAAATGGGTGGGTGGGGCGCATGGCTGTTCAATTTTACTAATACATATCAATAGAAAGAGGAATCAGGAGAGCTTAATGTTTAGTATGATGTTCCATCGGAGATGGTGCGGTGGTAGGCACGGCTTAAAACAAAGGGCAAAAAGGGTTGGGTGCTTGCACAGGATATTGCTTTGCCCTTTGTTTTCTGTTGTGTTGGCTATTTAACATAATTGCCTTATGTGACAGCATGTGTATCAGGGTGCTTGCACAAGTGAGGTAAATGCTGTGCTTAGTGAACACATAAGATGCTGTTATGTTAAATAGCTTACGACACTTTTTCTTTATTTTTTTTGCAGAAGGGTTGGCTACAGCTCTTTGATTTTTTGTTTAAGCCATTAAAAAAATAAAAAGGTAAAAACAAAAAAGCAATGTGCTGTAATTGTGTTGGGGCGAAAAAATAAAGAAAAATGGCGGCAACACAACAGGTGGCTTGCAGGGGTGAAGTTGTGCGATTTAAGGGCAAGACACAAGCCGTGCTGGGGGGGTGTTTACTTAGAAGGAATTTGATTCTTGCCAGGAGTTGTAGAATCCATTTTAATTGATTTGGAATCTTTGATTGCAGGAGGAATAGTTACAGGTGTTGAATGCCCATTTTGAGAACTATCCTTGTATGAGGATGAATCACTTTCTATTGGAGGCTGTATTGGGTCTTTCATAATTGTGGGGTTCCAGTAAAAGAGAAGAAAAATACATACAAAAAGCAGCACTAAAAAGGAAAGAAAGGTAGAATAGATTTTTTTTAAGTCTTCCTTAATCAAAGCTCTTATTAAAAGTACAAAACAGGACAATGCAAATGAAAAAGAAAGCATAAACACAATGATGCTTTTGATGTCTGGAAGCTTAGGGATAATTGAAATGCTACCAATGACATATGCAATGATTGCAGCAAAAACAGCTAATAATTGGACGTGGTTTGAGAATTGAGTGTCAAGTTTGTTTTCGAGGCGTGAAGATGTAGTTTGGAATTCTTCAACACTAGCTTCTATTTTTTTAACCTTATAACCAAGAATGTTATTAAGAAGGAGGGTACGATGGTCGATAAAATTTTGCATACATTCTGATAGCTGCCTTTCCTTTTCATCGTAATCAATCGGAAAGACAAAAGAAGAGTCTAAAAATATTTTAATTGTCTTTCCGGATTTCTTATCAAACACAATATCATGGCTGCATTCATTGTATGGCAAATAAAGCAACATGTAATTCTTGTCTTTACACCATTGTAAGTTCTTATGTGCAATTGCATAATGCCCGCGGAACTGTTCAATAAGCTTATCAACCAAATTAAAACTAATTGTTATAGTTGATGAGATACTCTTCAACGTAAATAAGATTTTATTATAGCATAAGCAATACAAATAAAACGGGAAGTAATTTTTTATTTCGGCTTTTTGCTGCGGTGAAATTGAATCGAACCAGGCATTAAAAGGTGTTAGGCACTCCATCAGTCTTTCTTCAATATTCTTTGAGGTTAGATTTTCTATCTGGAGTTTTTTTATTTTGTTAATTGTTAATGTGTATAATATTTCCAGCTTCCTGTTTTTAAAAAAAATCAATGATGTTTTATAAGCTTGTTTATCAAAATTGGAAACTGTCTGCAATGAAGCAAATTTTGTTTCAAAATGCTTAATCAACAAATCCATTTTTGCTACTACATCATGAATTGAAGTTGCTTCCTGAGAGTAATATTTTGATAGTAAATAAATTTCGCGGAAAGAACATGCCTTAGTGTCTGACTCGGATTTTATTGCTTCTTCTATCGGATATAAAAGAGACTGATTGATATGCTGCCTAAAATTTACATAATGAATTAAGGTCTGGTTTTCAAAAAAGGAAAAATCATCAACTTTATAATCACTAATTTTAGTGCCACTTGGGTCTAAATCATTAATTAATTTATTTTTTTTCTCATGTAAGCTGAAATAAATTTTCTTAATCAGGTATTTACATTTATCAGTTAATATATCAAGTGTTCTGGAGTATCTGAAGTGTTCCACATTTAGATAATTCTTTATGGTTATTAATTCATACATTTTCTCCATATCACAACTTATATTATCATCAATATAAGCTACCTTGATATTTAATTGAAAAAGAAAATAAGGTTCTAAAAATGGTCTCAGCAAATTTGCACGGGGGGCCAACTCAATTATTTTATTAATGTCTTCCTTACTAACTATCTCCTCAAATGATTTAGAGATTGCAACAGTATCGCTCGAAAAGTCTAATTCAATTTCAACAAATTTTACAAGCTTATTGTATAAGTTTAAAAAAAGCTCTACGTCTTTAGTGAAATGTAATAAGCTTACCTGACCAGTAAGGCTTGAATTATTAACCCTTAGATTGGAAAGTTTATTTATTGATTCCTTTAACTTAACTAATGAGAGATTAATTTTCTTAAGGCCTTCGTTAGCAAACTGATAATAATGCTCACCAGAAAGAATTGAAAACTGAAACTCTTGTGAAACTCTATTAGAAAAGTCATTCAAAAGATTTGCAAAAATTACCGGAAGCTGATTTTGGGATACGAGCCCTTTATCAGCTTGTAAATATAGAGAGTTTTTTATTACTGAGAATAAATCGTTACTGATGTTTTTTGTAACATCAATACTCTTCAAATCGCTACTTTGAAAAATTGATTCTAATAGGCTTGAAAAGTTATTAGTATTTTCTGCAATTCTTTTGAGACAAGAATCATTCATTTGCATTAAGCAAATGTACGCTTCTTATCTTCATGTGCAAGAGGTGATTTCTCGCTAATTAAAAAATCGGTAGGAATTACATTACCGGGTTGTAAAGCGAGAATTTCTGGTGCGGAAAATACTTTGTATGAAGAATGCTCCTTGCTAAGGTAGCTAACAGCATCACAAGTTAACAAAATAAGAAAAGGCAATTCGAGTTTATTCTTGATATGATCAATTGATTTATCAATACCTTCAACTACTCCTGTGAAAGTTTCAGTATCGGTAATAACCAATTGAAGAAAAGCAATTATGTCTTCTCTACTAGAATTTACTGTTAGATTACCAAAGTTAGAAACTTCCATGTCAAATAAACCAATGGATACATGCTTTAATTTATCAATAGATTCAAAATGGTTTCTGTCAAAGTTTCCCAATTCATGAGGAAATACTCTTACACAAAACTCATTAAATAAAATTACACGGTCCCCATTAGCTGTTGAGATTAAAAAAGGGAAAAGCATTGCTTTATTAGCACTGAGGTCATTATATGCATTAAACTCATCAAAAGTAGTCTTACCAGTTTCTTGCATATGCCATTGTGCAAGCCTGATAAGCATGTATTCTAATGCACCTTTTCTTTCTGTGTCTGTCAATGCCATTTTTTTGATTGTTAAATATCAAAAGGGAATGCAAATGTACAAAAATCAGTAAATATTAAATTTGTCAACCTTTGGTGGTTTTTTCGCATCTCAAATTTAAGTTCTGCTTTTTTTATCTCGCAGTTAGTTAAAGCAATTTATAAACCATTCAATGTGTATTAAGTTTTTAATAAAACCTTATATCTTTCTAATGTCTAAAAGGGCCTTTTTTATATAAATTTAATACTTTCCTAATGAAAGAATTGTTAAAAACCCATGACATATACCCATTCATTCAAGCCAAAATCATCTACTCCATATCCTGGATGTTATTCTTCAGTGCTTCGCCCATTGTTGTGAGATTAAAGGTGGGGAGGGTTACTGTAAATAAGCCGGAAAGTGCTGTTAAAGTGCTAATATAAGCCCGAATGTATGGAAACATTATTGCCGGTGCGTTTAGCACAAAAAAGCCTGTTTTGTATTTTTCTAAGTCAGCGTTTTCGTCAAACTCAAATATAGCAACTGCTACAATGCGGATGCTGAACTTGTTTGTTTCTTCTTTTATGTCAAGCGCTACTTCTAAATGAAACTGGCGAAGGGATTTGAATATGTATCCTTTGGGATAGAAATTAACCTGAATTTTCGGGTCTCCCTGCTGGTTTAATATGATGTTACTTTCCTTAACAAAGAAGTTTAGGAACCTAAAGGAAACTTCCGGCAGGGTTGGGCTAGTAGTACTCATGCTGCAAATGCAAAGTTGCCTTCTCCCGTGGACTTGGCAGTGTAGGTTTCTGACAATTTTGAAACAATCCCGGTAATAATATTTATTTCAGCCACTGTAGGTGCTATTAAGGAATGCTCAATAAATGACTCTACAGTTGGACCTTCAAAACCGAGTGCCTCGATAGCTGCCCAGTCTTTATCAAACTGTTCCTGCGTCATGTTCTGAAGCAACTCTTTAAGTTGTTCTGAGACTCTTGATTTCATAATATTATTATAGTTGGTCGTTGTATTTAT